TATGTTCTTCCTGTTTTGCTATTTGTTTTTGAGCTAGAACTTTAGCAGCTTGTTCTTCTAGTTTCCCTTGATAGTTTTGGCCTGTCCCGTAGGCTGAAGCCACAGAGCTTGCACTACCCGGATTAGACAATATAGTACCTAAAAACTTCCCAAACATTTTTTTAAGAGCCGGGTCATCAATTCCCTGAATAAATGCTTGATTCTTATTATTTAGCATAATATTTTTTAACTGCTGCCCTTCAGTCTTCACCCCTGTCAGAAAGTCACTCATATTTCTGGATCGCCTCCCGGCTGCTCCAGAATCAATCCCCATTATCCGTGATAAATTATTAGCTATCCCTGTAATGTCTGGGTTTTTGTATTTATAATTTTCTGACCATTTTGACATAATTCCCTTTTTATGAAATATTTTTATTTAACCCATAATTCATCCCAAGACTGCCTACCTGTGAAAGAACATCACCCATTTGATCGTAAGACTGGTCTTTAAGATTCCTCAATTGAAAATCGAGTAACGCCTGATTAGCCCTCGTTCTTCCCTGACCATAAGCTCCGGCTGTTTGTGCTTCCATTATCGCTGGAGCAATACTGGCGAGTAGCCCGGATGCGTTATCCAATTCTGCGAGTGCATCTCCGAATTGAGAAAGCTGATAATTTGCTGTATCATCTGCTGCTTTATCTGCTTCAGACACAACCACATTTGAGGTAATTGGGACTACAAATTCATCTGGGGTATAAACAGCGTTTGGCGCAACAAAACTTCCAGAATCTTTATCTACTTTTGCTAATGCTTCGTTGAGTGCATCTGTAGACTTAGCATATTCTAGTTTTCTTTTTGCACGTTCATTGTCCGAAAATCTTTTTTGTTTTCTCTGGACATCCTGAAACTTTTGAGTCTTTCTATTTATTCCCAAAGCAGAAGCAAGTGCTGCTGCAAACATAATCCAAGGCATATTTTCTCCTTAACCTATATTAGTTGATGAACCACTTCCAGTAAGTGCAGAACTACTGGAGGTGGGAGTGTACTTTTTCTTTTTCTTAATAGCAGTCCTTGAAGCTGGAACTGCCTCAACTCCTGCACTATCTACTTCTTCTCCTGTATCAGTCCCCACTACATTCCCTTCTGGATCAAGTTTTTTAAATTCATCTAAAAAGTTAAAATCTTGATATTCCTGATTATCCGTATGGGAAGATAAATCTAAATCACTCCAATTCCAATCTTGCAAATCTTGGTATCCTTGCCCGCTTAAATCAGACAACTGATCTTGCAACCAAGTGTCATAATCTTCCTTTGCGCTAGTTTTAAGTTCTTCCTCATACTGGCCTAATCTAGTTTCATCCGCTAAAACTCCAGCATCAATTCCTGCAAGTGCAGTATCATAAGTATCCTGATCCCAAACCCCTGATTGTTTTTGGTCTTCATATAACCCAGAAAGTGCTTGATCATATGCCGTCTGTCGCTGACCAGCTAATGTGGCATCTAAATATGTTTGGAAATCACTTTCAAGATCAGTATAAGCCTCTTCAGAAGCTGTACCGCCATAATCATATAATTCTTGTTCTCTAGATGCTCTTAATTCATCTAATAAAAGGGCATTTTCAGCATCTGCACTTTCTTGTGACCAGTGCATTGAACCATCGTGCGCTTGATATTGTGGTGTTAGTCCATAAGGATTATCGCCATCACCATCATCTTCATAATCAGGGACATAAGGTTCTCCACCCTGCCCATAATTTTGTTCTCCTTCTCCTCTTCCTGCGTAGTCAGGATGTTGTTCTCCTCCACCATAACTACCGGGGTACTCAAATAATCCCTCTCCTCCTTCTCCACGCCCTCCATAACCTAACTCCGAAAGTCTATCCTGTTCTTCATCATCTAATGTCTCTGAGTCTGGTCTTGAGTTTTGGTCATGGTAATCTGCGTTCATTGCCTCCAAATTTCTCCGTCTTTGTTCACGCCTTTCATTTCGTTTTCTTATTTGTTCATTGACCCAATCATTCTCTTCTTTTATTTTTCTTTGTCTTTCTTGAGCAGCTAATCTTTGTCTTCTTGCCCAATCAGATTCACTGCCACTTGCTTCCCTGCCTTCACGTTCTCCAGCATCACTACCTCTATCACCACCACCGCCATAGCCTCCTTCACTAAAATCATTCAGAGAAGGAATCCTTTCACCTCGGTATTCTACATATTCTAAAGGCTGAGTATTCTTTGCAGCAAGGTTCTGCATCATAGGACTAAAACCTGATTTATATCCCATTGCTCGATCCATGTTTTTGAGGAAATTTAATGCCCCAATTTCAGGTTCTGTTAAAAGGGCAACTCGATGTTTGTTATCTACTCTTCCCTCTCCTTTTGGTGGTAATTTTTCTGGAAATTTTTTAGGCATAGTTTCCTCTATATTGGTTCATTAATCTTCTTCTGTCATCAATTTCTCGCTGAGTCGCAAAACCTTCTGTGATAGATTTAAAAACATCAACTAGGGGGTCATAAGTTGCAGGGGCAGAAATCATTGAAGCATTCCTAGCAGCCGTATCTGCCAACATAGCTGGATCAGCATTGGCTATATTTAGACTGTGCATATTCTGCCTTGCATCTGCAATCTGGTTTTTATAATTTTCTACATCTTGACTTGCCCTTCTCCCTGAAAGTAATTTTTGCTTTTTCCATTCTTTTGCAGCATCTGCTCTTGCTCTAATATTAGTTGCTCCTCTTCTGCCACCTCTAGCTAGGGCAAATTCTAGTTCCTGAAGAGCATCTTTATACTGATCCTGAAGTTCAATATCTTCAAAATTAGTTCTAGCATCAGAAACTCTTTGATAATCTGATTCACCAAATTTATCAAAAACCGCATTGATTGCTGCCTCTGCCTCTCTTTGTTTGCGTTCAATTTCTGCCTGTTCCGCAGCAGCAGCTTCTGCTTCAGAAGTGTCTGCCTCTGGTCTTGCAAAAGGATTTAAACTGCTCCAATTCTGTTTAAATGGATTATAAGACATATTTACCCTGATTCATTAATTTCGTAGTGTACTGCGACATTGCCAATCTTAGCTGCCCCAGCTCTGGAGTTTGTTATTTTCAACGCTAGATGCGTTGAAGTTGATGATAGTCCGACTCTGCCAAGAGAGTATGTTGATTTCCCAATTGTTGCAACTTGTTCATTTTTTGAAATATCTGTAGGGTCACTACCTATATAAAAATCCCAATCATTCTGTAATGTTGCATCTAATCCTGTCCACATTTTATTATGTGCAGCTTTTCCAGCATCAAGAAAAGGAAGCTGTATTGTCACTTCACAACTATCATATGTTGAATTATTCTCACCGCCCAGCGAATAAATTGTATCCCCCGATCTGCAAAGAACTTGTTTTCCATCAAATGCCCAATCTGAAATTGTAAATCCCGGTTCATAAGTTGACCATGCCGAAACTTTGGAACTTGGGAAATAACTGTAGACATAAACTTTATTACCAATCGCACAAAGATATCTTCCATCCCTCGGATCAAGAATCGCACACGCATTTCTAGCATTATCATCTGATAAAGCTAAATCAGCTACGACTAGATCATCAATTGCATTTCCTAAATCAGAAGCGAAAGCTGCGTTAGAAGAGTCTCTTGCTTTTACTGATCTAATCCCAGATCGTGATAAATAGTAAACATCTGAGTCTCCAATTTCATGGATTGTTTTTGCTGACAATGCACCTGTATTACCAATGACCTGAATCAATGAGCGATTAGCTGGGCTTACATCTGCATTCCAGATTTGTACTGAATCCTCTGCAAAAATTGCTACGTTTTCAAAGTAAGGTGCAATTCCTATTAATTCTGAAGAACCTTTATCATGGTTCGATAAATCTTCATAGTTTGTGACTGACCCAGCAGATTCAGTCCACTCGTTAGGTTCATTAATTTTGCTTGTATGCCAGAGAGAGTCTGACACAGAGTGCATTTGAGCATTAAATGACCTTACAAATCCTCCGGGTTTGTGAGATGATGTTGAAACCGCAGCACCTCCAGATGTTGCACTTGGTGAATCATGTGTAACATCACCTGTTTTTGTAACTGCTACAGTTAAAGAATTTTTATCCGTTCCACCTTCTTTTGCCATTATATTTATTTTTGCTCCAACAGATGTGGCTTCCCATTCTGGAGAACTAAGCGAATCATTTATTTCCTCTGCAACCTTCTGCGCTGTATATGTATGAGATGTTTCCCAGAGAACGACATTATCAATAATGGATACTCCATCCACAGTAATATTTGTAATGGCATTATCAACACCCCCAGACATATTTGCTGTAGTTGCAGTAAAATCTCCTTCAACACTTTTAGTTGTTACATATCCATTTGATCCTGTACCTACTGTAGCTGCGGTTATTGTAACCGCTGCTCCAGATGCAGATGCAGTATAGTTTGGTACGGATGTATAAGCATTAATTGCATTTGCTACAGCCGTTGCAGTAGTTGTATTATTTCCTGTATGTGCAACAGTCCCTGAAATAATATCCCGATTATTTATTCTGAGCCACCTTAGTAAATTGTTTGGGTTAAATGTTCCACCAGTAACTGTAAATGTAGCGGTTGCTGCTGTTCCCCCAGCAGACCCTCCAGTTATCGAAAAAGAACTTCTTGCTCTTATCTCAAACCAATCTGTTACTCTATTTGTAGGATCAGCCCCAGAATCAGTATAATTATTCCAATAATGATAAATCCTTCCATCCGAAAATTGAGTTGAAACATAAGGTTCACCATTAAAAAAATCAACTCCCAGAACTTCTGTCATAGTTGTGCTAGAAACTGCTGAAGGTGGCTGAAACCTTATGTAGTTTACGTTTTCAGGTACAGCACTCATATCTGGAGTTGCTGCTGAACCAAAAACAAAAACCTGCCCAGATGAAGTTGTTGCAAGTCCGTGTGTCCCTGCTGGCAAAGTAGCGTATGTCACGAATGCTTTCCTTTTTTCAATTTCACCCCCCCTGGAAATATGACAATTTGTTAATGTCCTAGCTGACCCCGGAACAGAAGTAATTTCTGTCCTTCTTGTGTCTAACCCAGCCCTAAAATCTTCGACTAAAATATATGGCATTTATGATGTCCTCGCTATCAATACCGGCCCTCTGGGTTGATACCCTTCTGGTTCTATCGCTCCAAATACTATTGGAGATGTTTTTGAAAGTCTCCCTTTAATTCTATTATAATGTGCCTGTGCTTGTTGCATTTTAAGTTGTGCATCTGGAGACTTTTGTCTTGCTAATAATTCGCTGGCAGCGAAAAGCACAATTAACTGGTCATCCAAATCTGCCGTGTCTGTTTTAGCACCTAATGGGTTTAAATTTTTAATTCCTCGCAATCTTAAAACCCCATCCCCTGTTGAAAGTGATCCATTGTTTGAAGGTACAGGCCAGACTTCAATCTGACCTGCGACTGTCCCATAAGCATCATATTGCATGATAGGCCAAGACCGAACATCATTGTCAGAGTCATATTGGTTATAATGTCCTGCACCTATACCAAACCCCACTTTATCCCAATGGTTGCCCCATCCGAAATGAGCTGACTCTATTCTCTCAAGAGTTAGATTTGTAGGAATATCGTAATACCGCTGTCCGGCTGCCATTGCGATGTCAGATTTGATACGCAAAAAAGGCCATGCAAAATCTTCCCAGAGTCTGCGTTGTACACGATTAAGCATTTTCAAAAGCATAGTTTCTGTTGCCTGACCAAAGTTAGAAGCAATTGAATGCCCTGCTTCAGCTCTTAGATCATCCAATAAAACTTGGAGAGTGGTATTTCGTGCCATTAGAGATTTATTTCTTTAGATGTTTCAATAGGTTTTTTCTCAACTTTATTAACTTTATTAATAGGTTTTGCGCCTTCTTCCATTAAATTAGGGTCTATTTTTAAATCTTTAATATTCATTGGAAGTTCACCAAATTGCCCAAATATTTCAACAACTCTTTCATCTGAGTATGTTTTCCCCAATCTATATCTTTCGCTCTCCGAATCATATTTTTCTTTTCCGATCAAACAAATATTTGTGATTGAAGTCGGTAGATGAACAAATCTTAGGATTGCTATTTCAGGGACTGTTACACCCTGCTTAACAACCACTTGGCCTAAGTCACCATTCAGAGCCACATTACAACGATAAACATTATTCATATCAGTCTTTTTGTTAGAGTGAAGCAGTCCCCGGAGGGACTGCTAATTTATGTCAGAGTCTACTGAATTTCGTAAACGCCATGACAGTTTAATTGTGAAGCACACAACACAGCCGTAGTTGTGATCGCACGATAGATAACATAGCTATCGTGTGGTCTGGCTGGAGAGTGCCTTGCCATTTTCTCACCATCCATATAATGGAGAATGAGTTTGCTAGGATCAATGATGTAACAGCGTTTGTTACCATCTTTCCCGGTTAAGTTAATGTCATCAAGTTCAGGATCGTACTGAAACTTAATCCCTTGATAGAACAACTCACCCATTGAAAAATCCTGTTTTCCAGAGAAACCAGTTTGAGTGTAGTTACCTTTCGCTCGTAATTGACTTGCTAGACGATCCAGAAAAGCACTTCCGCATACTGCAACAGATGGTTTCCCACCATATCTGCGTAGCTGCCGAATTTCTGTATGTATTAGGTCAGTCAATTCTGATCCAGTTGCAGTAGTCGCAATGGAAACATTAGAACGATTTCTCCACCAAGTATTTGACACAGTAGAAAGACCACCAACTGTAGTACCTGATGCAGATGGGTCTTGAACAATAATGGATTGAATTCCAGCCAATGCTTTTGCATCACCAGTTCCATCACCATAAAGAAGACTATTCATCCCACGAGCATAACCTTCTGCCATGTCTTCCAATTTGTCATCTAACAAATTAGCTAGTGCGTGTTGCTCACGCCCAGACATATTGGATGTTGACTCACCAGTAGTTGAATCGCTAACAGAAATTCCGTCATGCTTCAATTCTGTAAGAGTCACACTAATGCCTGTGTGATGTTCTTTCCACGGATAATTTACACGCTGGATGTTTGCAGGGTTTGCGTATGTGACTGTATCAGTCGCAACGTACCCAGCTACACTACTTGTGTAAACGCCTTTTACTGCACTTTGTATTCGCTTAGAGTCGTTAATTCTAAACCGCCTGTAAGGGCTGCTTATATTTCCATATAAGAATAGACTATATCACCATCCACTAGGGATGCTCTGCACTTCCAGCCACTTGGCTGTACTTCCTTTCGGAATAGTCGTTGAACCTTCCCTCCTTGAGGACTTGGCTGCTGATTGTCCGTTCTGGATTTCCCAGCAATTCACAGAGTTTTTTAATGTGCATTGCTGCACAAATGCCCTACAAGTTAAGGCTAACATTCCCTTTACCACCGGGCATTGTTTTACTGTTTTTATCCATTGCTGCTAACAATGGTTTGTCTTGCAAAGTCTGACTGAAAATAGTCCCTTTGTTTACATAATAGTCTAACGCTGCATTCGCCACGTTAGCTAGTTGAGCAGATGTAAGTGCTGCCATAATAACTCCTTATATATAGTGGAGTTACGTTTCCATTTGCAAAGCCTGTGATACTATATCTCTCATATTACCCGGCTCTGCAACTGGTACTCCACCGAGTTTTCCTTTTGTTGACGATTTCATTGGCTGTTTGCTGGGTTGTCTCGACTTAAATCTCTCATTAATTGTTGCATAAGCTGAATTTGCTATTTCGACAACTTCTTCTGGAGATTTAGGTGTTCCACGTTCAGCAACAATCGCTGAAATTCTATCGTTAAATTCATCCTGTTTGAGAGAAAAATCCGGGTCATTTGCTAAAGTTTGTTCCCCCCAAGCCTTGACTGCATCTGCCATTTGTGTTTCATTTGCAGACTGAGATGCGTTTGTAAATCTCTGTTGAGTTTGTTCACGCATTGCTCGTTCACGATGTAAATTTGCCCTTGCTTGAGATAGTTCTTTAGCTGCCTCCTCATCTAGAAATCCGTCATCAACCTTCGCCTGAATATCTTTTGGTAGATTCTTTCCAGTTAAATTGCCTACATTATTCAAATGAAATTGCAGCATTTTATAACCCTCTTCAGGATTATTCCGCAGCGCAGACATAATTTTAAAACCTTCCACTGCATCTTTTGCAGAAAGGTTATTTGCTTGAATAAAGTCAGTAATTTTTTTGTACTGTTCAGAATCATTTTGATACTTTTTTGAAAGTTCTTTTAACTCATTTTTTTCGGCAATGAGTTTCTGAAAACGAGGATGCTTATTAAAAGGCACGTTGGAATAATCCTCGGATTCATCTTCAGCTTGCACTTCCGATGGTTCCTCAGATTGAACCTCTATACCCTCTTCTTCCGCTTCTTCTTGTGAAACCTCTTCGACCTGCTCTTCTTCTGGTAATGCATCTTGCACTACCGATAGCAGACTTTCTTCAGTTTCTACAGCATCTGACGATGATGCCTCTGGTTCGTCAACATTTTGTGCTTCAGTAACTTCGGATGACGAATCCTCAGTTATTTGTTCTTCAGCGTTATCTTCCATACGTCTAGTTTAATGTAGGTTGTTGATTCCCAAGTTGAGGCGGTCTGCCTCGACTTGGATTAGGAGCATTATTGCCCCCTTGTCTCCCTTGAGATTCAGGATTTCCCGAACCTCGCTGAACATTTCCTTGTCCTCCCTGCGCCATGTTTTGCGCTACTATGGAAGGAATTTTTTCTGCTAATGCTTCTGATACATCCATTTTATCATCCAAGCGTTTAAGCAATTCTTTTGCAAGGAACTTAGGATCAATACCCGGAATCTGGATGAGAAATGGAATAATACGTTCTATGTTTTGTAGTTCGGCTGCTTTGTTTGGTTTACCTGTTGATCCAGCTTCAATTTCTAAATAAATTTCATTTAAAATATCTTCTCGTAAAAACTCAGGCCAAACTGCTCCTGCACCTACAATTTTTATTACTTCTTCTTTGCTCATTTCTAAGAGTAATACTTGTCCGGCTGCTCTGGTTATTTCGCTCATAAATGAGTCAAGATCATCAATATTAGCCCCAATCGCAGACATTCTTGAAGATTCAGCGATGCTAGTTTCAGTAGCTGTACCTTTCGATACTTGACCAAAGTTTGCTTCTTGCTGTCCGACAACTAACTGAACGTCATCAAATATAGTTCTTACTTCATATAAGTTTGGATCAATCCCTATTTGCCGTATTGGTTGCAGTACATCATCCACCTTTTGCCCAGCGGTAAGAGCCTGTAATTCTAAGACTGCATTAGCTGGAGGATCACGCAACAAATCTTTATCATCATCCTCAAGCATACCTGCTGGAGCTGCATACTTCGGCCTATTTGCTCTCCTGTGTTCTCTAAGTCCTTGCCTTGCCCGGTTATACTCATGCTGCATTGGAAGGAGGAGTTTTACATCGGAGGGAGGATAAAGGTGATCTTTGTGTTCAATCTCATTAAAAGTAAGTGAGAAGAAAGGCCAGAAAGTTTCCAACTTTACAGGTGGCGCATCTGGCTCTTCCAAGAAATTTTCATATCCGTCACAAACTACATATTTAAGTCCAGAGTTTTTGTCGTAAATTTCCCAGACTAAAGCTAGACCATCTCTCATGTTATCTGCATTTTGTCCCTCAAAATACTCAGTTTTATATTTGTAATTTGACCTAGAAGACATTTCTTTGCCTTTAATGTCATATGCAAGATAATCCTGCTCAATATCAACATCATAAATTTCCTTAATTTCTTCAGGACTTAAAAACAGTTCATGTGCCACCCAAGTTGCACCAACAAATCCCCTAAGTTGTCTACACATTGGATCAACAATTATTGAGTCACATTCTGGGAAATCGAAAACCAGACCCTCTTGGATTGTCACTAATGGCTCATTCTGAAGTGCTTCCAAGCTAAGAAGCAACTCTTCCATTTGTGCATCATCATCTGCAATATCCCCCTTTTTTGCTTCCTGAGTCAACCTTCTTAAATGGTCAATTTGCGCTTGCACATCAGACATTTTTGCAGAGACTTCTGGTAATCTATCAACTTCACGCTGATACCCCACCTTCACATATCCTACTGAAGTTGTGATAACCCTGCGTACTAACGCTTTCATCTGGCTTTTGAAAGTTGGTTGTTGTTCATCCATGTAATATGAAAAAAGCAACTCCAGACTTTCTGCAACTTTGTCAAGCATTTTTCTACCTTGTTGCACCGACTCATAATCCTGTATTACTTGGGAATCCTGTGGATTTGGTGGCATCTGATTCATAGCTGCCATTTGAATCCCTTTATATGCTTCAGCTAACGTATTTTCATCACCATCCCAGAATTTGTAATCTAATCGTTTTCTTCTGGAAGCAACAGGTTTTGGGTTTTTTGCGTAAAGCGCAGCAGTTCTCTGGTGAACGTGTCTTTGTAGGATATTGGCAATATAATTTTCTTTGTTCCAGCCTTTATCTGCATACCCTTTAAAGACAGCTTCCATGTCTTCTTTCATCTGGTCAAATGCTTTTTTGTGATATTGCTTTGCAGATTTGACTTTACCAATAAGCTGAGAAACTAAAGCCTTCCGTCTTTCAGGGACTTCTTTTTCTTCTTCTTCGACTTCAACAGCCTGTACTGTTACCTGTTCAATTTCTAATTCCATTTACCAACCTGACGTTTGTGAAAGGGTTAATTCCTTTTGTCTTAGTTTTGCATCCCATTTTATCCAAGCCATTGTTCCAACTTGAGGGAAGTTATTCCTTTGTCTTGTCCCATTAGGTGATCTTAACTCACCCAATCCCATTCCAATCCATGATAGAGTATCTACAAAATCGTCATGCCGGGAATTAGGGAACTTTAACAACTCATCTACTGCCTTACCCCCCCAGGAACTTGTTTTAGGAAAGAAGACTTTCTTCATAGCCATTCTCCCAATCATACTCTGGGATCGCTGTACTTTATTTGCGACTGGTGTAACCTCTTCAATCCTACAATGTGTAGCAGTTTCAAACATTCTTTTCCTGAGAAAAGGTGCAATTGACTTCGTAATGTGGCCTTTCTCTGCCCACCAGATTAATGGCTGCCATTTTTTCATAAAACCTAACATTGCCTTAACTACCATATCTGTGGGTTGCCTTGCCCACCAACAGTCTAATAAATAAATATCATCTTCTTCATCTACTCCAACAAT